TAATCACAAATACCTAATGCGGATTGTCCTAAGTATTTGGCTTTTTTTATCCAATCTGTTAGCGAAAAACTTCCATTGAGCAATTCAAAAGGGGTATGTATGCCTAAGTTTACAAATTCTTGGGCATGGTTTAATGGCTTCCTATTGCCTACATACTTTAAAATTTGAAATTCAAAGTCTTTTCTTGTGTCATAATAATACCAGTTGTCTCCAAATTGAAATACTATATAATTAATGCCTTCTTCTTGTAATGTTTGAATGTTTTCCATTGTATTGAACTTGATGTTGTTGTCAGCATCAGTACGGAAGATGGACTTAATTATACTAGTATCTTCATAGTACATTTTACCAAAGCCCGTGATTTCAATAACATCTTCATCTATGATATTGAAATACATCTTATTATTATCTAGCCAATTTAATAAATCAGGATTCATATTTAAATTTTGTTTAATTTATATTCGGTTAAAGTTTTCAGTCTGAAAGCGAATGTGTCATATATCTCCCAAAAGTCCATGCTGTCGAAATCTTGGCTGGAATCTTCTATATCGGCAACATAGCAATCAAAATATTCATTTAGTTGATCACCTGTCTTTTTTATAGCTTCTGTAGCGTCTCCATCATATCCAATGACTATTGTATGAACCCCTTTTGCCTGTAACTTATAAATTTGTGTATCAGAGATTTTCTTCCCGAACGTAGCAACAACAGCCACAGATGGGTTATTGTACAGGTTTAATTTTCGCGTAAGTGCAATGACATCAAACACTCCTTCTACAAGAATTACGGTATCTGTTTCGTCTTCAATTATACTATCATAGTTGTATAATAATTTGACAAAATCGTTTTCAGTGCTATTCCTATAACGCATAATTTGGAATTTTCCATTATGACTTGCTTTACGGTTATATTCATCAATATCAGCTTTATCCCAAATATGCCGGGAAATATACCCAACAATATCTCCATTGTCTATAATCGGAAATATTACATAATCATCAAACTTAAAGTTCATGTTACGTGTAGTGCCAACAGGAAAGAAATCGTAATCTTCTTCAGTAAATCCACGTTTTCTTAAATACCGATTAAAATGAGTGCGCTTATAATATTCAGGCATTTCCACAACACACAGAGAGTCATCTATTTCCCTGTCATCGTTTTCCAGAAAAGAGAAATCATTAATTTTTTTATCTCCATCCAGATCAAAAGTATCTGTTATAATTAAGTCCTGACGGCCTATATCTGTTAGCAATTGTTCTAATGTCTGGGTTGAACGTCCACACGAAAAGCAGTGTGCCATAAAAAGCTTTTTCCTTTCGGTTGCTTTACCTATATATATACCGTATTTCCCTCCTTCATGCCCACAATAGGGGCACTGGGGGACAATCAAGTTCTTTCCGCTACCATCCGGTTTTGCATGTAGTTCAATAGAAAGTTCTTGGATTATATACTCTTTTTCTTCTTTACTCAATTCCATATTACGCAACTTTGCTGATATTTAATGTTCTTGCTCTGTCATAAAAACATTCGTTATCATAATCAGTAGCAATTTTAAATGGGTCTCCTTTTTTGAAGAATCGTGATTTTGCAACATTTAGGCGCATGACATTTTCGCGCATTTCATTGATGCTTTGATTAAGAGTAATAAGATGAGTCATTGGTCTGCTCAAACCTTTGGCTTCTGAACAATTATATTCAGTCAATACATTTTGTTCATCGTTAAGCCACTCTCTATTTTCTATAGTTGCCTGATAAGTCACAACCATCCAGACATTTTCGTCACCTGCCAAGTCCTTTAAATCATTAGCTACAGCAACTCGTTTGTGGCGTTCTCCATTTTCTGACCATCTACGTCCGCTGGAATCTGTTAGCAAATCCATAGAATCTATGATAACAACGTCTGGAGATATGCCATAGATTTTTTTGTATTCAGCAATACCATTTTTTATATCAATGGTAGACACTTGATTAGCGAACTTTGGAAAGGATTTGACTTTTAGGGTGCCAGACATTGCTTTGATTTCTTGTATCATTCGTTCTAATTCCCGGTCTTTTAGTGTACCAGTACTATAACGATAAGAATTACAGGAAACCAGTGACGCGGCATAAGCATCCACAACTTCATCTTCAGAACCTTCTAACTGGAAATGAAGTACGTTTAATCCGTCTATTTGAGAGGCGCATTTTCCAATCCAACGTGCGGCATGACTTTTTCCAACACCAGTAGGGGCTAAGAGGCATGTTAATTGAGTACGTAAATCTCGTCCACCGTTCATTTCATCCAGACCATCAATATAAAATCTGGTGATTGGTTTAAATCTTGACTCTTGATTGTGTTTTTCTCTATTACGCCTAAAACGGGATTCAAAGGTTTCGACTACATCAACAAAGGAATTTTGACGCAAACTGAAATCATTTTGCCATTCTGCAAATGATTGGAGCAACTTCATTGCTTTGTCACGATCCTGTTTTGCATAGAGTTCACCTATCTCTTTGTAAGTCTTTTGAAATTTTACTTGTCTTAGATAATTTTCAAACTGTTCCAATATAATTTCCGGCTCAACTCCTTCGGCGCAGTCTTTTATATCTTCTAACAGTGCTGAAACTTCTCTGTTGACAGAAACTATCTGGCTGATAATATTAAGGGTAGGGGATGATTTGTGTTCTGCGAAGTATTTGCACAGATACCCCTGCAATGCTTGAAAATCTCTACCAGGCAGGTACGATTTCTGCATATATTCACACACTAAGCTACATACATAGTCGTATGTAAAACAAGCGTAATATAATTCAAATAAGAAATCTTCTGTTAATACGTTATCTTCTTTCGCCATATTCTTCGAGTCTTATTCGGTATAACTCTGGATATTTTATCGCGGTTTCTTGCTTGCATTTCTCAACATTTGTGCATATTTGACATGCTGGAGAGAATGGACTCCACATCAATGTGGATGTAGAGCATATTAGAAACCCAATATCTGTGTTGATACTCCGTTTCTTAGTGCATTCTTCAGATGGCATATAAATATACTTAGACTGAGGATGCTCTTTTTTACAGATTAGTGAATTTAGATAGGCTCTGGTTAGATTGGCTTCAGATAACCATTGGTCTTCCAGATATTGCTTGGATTTGGAAGACATTGATAGATATTTTTGAAGAGCGGTAGTCCCAAATGTTTTTGGAGCTAATGTACGTTGATATTGGGCATTCCTGTTTTTATGAAGCTGGAATACACAATAGTCTACAAGTCGTGAAGTATTAAATTCTCCACCACAAATTTGAGTAAAGTTGACAATAAATTTTGATAGTTGGCGTTTGGCTTGCCCTCCCTCTGGGAATGAGAAGGAGGGGTCTACCAAACGCTTGGCTATTTCTGTATATACTGTCTTAATCTGTTTCGTCAGTCGTTCTTCTTTTTCCATCACGAGTCAATAGTTGTTGAAGTTGTTGACGCGCCAAGAATAATCGACTTTTGACAGTTTCGATATTGCGAGATTCTAAGGCACCGTTCCGATATTCGATTTCGGCAATTTCTTTGAGTTTATATCCTGCTTGTTGATACAAAAGTGCGCTTCTGTATTGTGGTTTCAACTGTTTTAATGCAGCTAAAACATCATCGCTGTATAACTCTTGATAATTGTCAATACCCATTACGTTAGAGCTTACTTCGTCAAAATCTACAATAGATTCACTGGAAGAAAATGTTTCCACATCGTTATCATCACTCAACATGTCTTGATGCCTTTTTTTACGTTGATCCAAATCAAAAACACATCGTTTGGTTACAATATGGAGCCATGTTTGTACAGAACGCTCTGGATTATATGTCTCGATATATTTATACATGTTGGTAAGCACTTCTATGTAATTGTCTTCTATATCAGAAGGATTAAAAGTATAGCGCATACATAACTTGTATATCATTCGGTTGTACGGTGTTACGTATTTATCAAATAGGGCTTTTCGCCGTGCAGCTACTTCATCACTTATTATTATGGGTTCTGTGGTAACTGCTGAGTATGTCTCTTCCACGCCTCTTGAACATTGAGCACAAACAAGTGATCCGAGTTCATCAATTTGTGGACTTTACAATACTTCTTCCACTTATTATTACTAGAGATAAAATTACTTCTTACCTCGTTGTCTGTTGGCTGGGGTTGTTTACTAAGGAATTCGTAAAAATCTCCTAGCAAGCTTCCTAGCATCATTAAATGGGGCTGGCCTTCTCTTTGTTGCCTACGCCTTATGTTTCTTGCGTAACTCATTTTCTGTCTAAAGTTTGTATATTCTTACATAATATTTGAAGATGTGGGTTGCATCAGCCATGTTGTCATCGACTGGTGTAATATTCCATCGTTTGATGCAATATTCAATCATCTTCTTTTTGTCAGCTTTTCCGTCACCGGTAGCCCATTTTTTTACTGTGCTAACGTTTATGAATTTTGGTTCCGGGAGTCCAAGCTGGGCGCATATCAGATATAATATGCCTCTAAATTCGGATAGTTTTCGCGCTGCAATGAAATGCTTTGAAACGCATACATCTTCGGCGATAATCAATTTGATGTTGTATTTTTGGATAAATTCAACCAGTGTGTCATAAAACATTTTATGTTGCTCGGTCGCATTTTTGCCTTTTCTTTGGGTAAAATTCCATGTTCCTGATTCATGGGTTGAGTAATATCCACAGTGCTCTGCTATATCTAATGCAAGCACATTATCACGTGTAATTTGATTTATTGACTCATTTTTAATGTTTTTTGATTCGTTAATCATTCTATGTATGAAACGCCATTAAGTTTATTGACTACAGTCTTGTATGGGTAGCCTTCAGCTATATTTCCATGACTGACTACCAAAGATGTAATCTGTAATTGATTGAGGGCATCAAAAATGTTGGAAAGCCCTTGTTCGTCAGTGGCTTCTAATATTTCATCAAGTATCAGGAGATCTAGTCCTTTATCGTCATCGCAATTTACATTGGTAAGTTTGTGCATTGCCAAAATATTAGCTAGATTAACTCTTGCTTTTTCACCTTCTGAAAATTTATCAAAAGAGCCACAATCTACACCATCGCGAATAAGAGAAATGGAAATCTTATCTCTGATTTTTCCGCTTTTTAAGACTGTAAAACCGGAAAATGCAATACGAATGTCACTACCAATGGCTTCCAGAAACTCGTTAGTTATGTGACTAAGAGCATCAATTTTAGTATTAGCCAGATGGGTTTTAAATTCAATAAAGGTTGCTTCTTGCTCTTTATATGAATTTAATTTTCGTTCAATAGTTTCTTTTTCAGAAATGGCTAATACCAATTCTTTCTCATATTTTTTCTTGTTGGCTTTGAGAGATTCTATCATGTCAGTTTCGGAAGAGTTTTCGATGTCACGAATAGATTCTTCGTATGACTGAATAGCTCCATTAGCATTGTTAATATTCAACTCGGCCTGCTTTGCTTCGTATTCTTGCTTTCTAATAGCTTCATCTAATATTGCATAAGAATCATCAAATAAATTAGTACGCGCATCATCAATGGATTTCTGAAGGGTATTCATTTGATGCTGGAGAGTTTGCATTTTATTGGTTAAATAAGACGTATTACGTGATAATTCATCCAATGCTGTACAAGTCTCGGTAATCTTATTCGACCATTCTATTTTACTACGATTCAATTCATCCTGTTCTTTACGAGCTTCGCGTCCTTTTGTTGTAATATCTGAAATGCGTTTTTCATTAGCCTCAATATTTTGGAGAATGTCTTGTGTCTCTCCATTTCGGTCTTGCAATCTTAGTTTAACCTCGTTTATATCTATATCATTAGCCAATGTGAATTCATGTTGACATTTAGGACAAACGATAATTCCGGCAAGTTGTTTTTGGAGGCTGGCTATATCTGCTTCCAACTTAGTCCTTTGTGATCTAAGATTACTATTCTCGGCATCCAACTTTTTAATAGAATCCAACAATTCATTTATTTGATTCTCAATTTTGGTGGATTTCTTTTTGAAGTTTTCTTGAAACTTCTCATGTTGTTTTAACAGCTTCTCATAAGAGGATTTGGCTGTTGCAATCTTTTTCTCATGCTGAATCAGCTGTTGTTGTACATTAGAATATTCTGCTGTAACAACCTCCAATTCTTTCTGATTTTTAATTGATATAGCTGCAAAATCCTTAGGTAATGGCAAAGCGCATGAAGTAAAACGTTCTGAAATAATTTCAAAACATGCACCGGTATCTTTTTTACTGTTTTCCAGTTTTTGCAATACTTCATCTGTTTTATCATATTGTTCCAATAACTCGTCACTTTTATTTATGAGAGCATTTTGCTCACGGATATAAGCTCTTTTCCCGGCAATAGCTTCATTCCAGTTTGCTATACGTTCAGCTTTCTTTTGTGAACGCTCTGTTGATTCTGTAATAGCTGTGTTGATTTGCTCTTGTAATGTTTCAACACGTCCGGTATGATTCGCTACATTCAATTCTGCTTGTTTTAATGATTCTTGAATCGGTATCATATCCTTTTGTAATGCAGCGATAGATTCATCCACCATTACACCATTACTGAAACGATTAATGATTTCTTTTTTCTCGCGATCAGAACTGGAGAGAAATGACGAATATTTGTGCTTAGAAAGAATGAAGTTTGAGAAAACATCATCTTTAGTCAGCCCCAGTGTTTCAAGTATAAATTTATTGTAATCTGCAACTCCGGCTTGTTCTATATGTTTTATGTTACAATCAGTTTCATCATCATATATAGAAACTTTGATTATCTGTGCTGTTTTACGGGAGATAACACGTTTAATAGATAAATACTGTCCTGTAGTATTATTCTGAAACAAAAGAGAAACAGTCGCTTCATCTTCTGCATCATTGATTATCTCATCCATTTTTATTCTACGAAGAGTTTCTCCGGTTATCCCAATGGCGATTGCTTCTAACATAGCAGATTTTCCGGAACCATTTGAACCTTGCGAATCATTATCCATATTGTTGCCAAAAATCAGCGTTGTATGTTTTTGCAACAATGTATAATCCAATTGCTTAAAGGCACATAGGTTTTTTGCGTAAACTTGTCTTAATGTCCACATACTAACTGATTTTATCGAGGTATTGCAACCCCATTTCTATATTTATGATTCCTTTGTTAGCACAAAAACTAGTATATTCTTGTTTAATACCAGATTTGTCGAATTTTTTATCTAAAGAGTGGGCTGTTGTTTCTGTAATTTCTACGTCTTCAGTAACAATTTCCACTTTTGAAGATCCCGCTTCCAGAAGTTTTTGTTTATCAATATTTGGAGCTTCTTGGCTTGTACAACTGATTCTTGTTTTAATCTTGTATCTTCCATCCGCTTTCATATCATCCAGTTTATCAATTAGTTTTGAATTGATTTGACTAGCTTTTATGTCCAAAACTTTGTAGCGAATATTAACTTGGTTCTTTATGAATTCATGGCTACCATCATCATATATAATGGTATAGCCCTTTTCTTCATCTTCGCCAAAATTATGTTGCCTGGAAGAACCTATGTATTCAATGTTGGTACCTTTGATAATACAACGATTGTGATAATGTCCTACAAGAACTTTATCAAAATCACTGAAAATGTTCGTGGGCAGTTCTTTTTCATTAGGCGTGCTAAGTGCCCCGTTTATTCCTTCGTGAATATATAGGATATTATGTACAGACGCGTTCAATTCCGCCTTTACCATTTTTTTCAGCCGTTCTACGAAACTTCCGTTTTCAGGAAAATAGCTCATTATATATAGTTCTACATCGTTGCTAATATTAATAATCGAATAGTCATCAACAACATAGACGTGGGGGTATTCACTAAACAAATGACTATACCCTAGAACTGATTCCTGGTCAACTTTACAATGATTTCCTTCGGCAACGGTAATGGTTATTCCGGCTTTAGTGGCTTTTATGATAGCTTGGCGAACAGCCATGAGTGTGCTAAGTGTTTGAGAAGAGCGTGATAACCACAAATCTCCACCAATTATCATGTCTTCAATCCCATATTGATCGCATATATATAAAGCCTCGTCCCAGTTTTTTTGAAATTCTGGAATATTGTCTTTTGATACATGTATATCATTCAACAATAAGGCACTTGGTATTTTCTTGCTCATTGTGATTCAATTTAAATAGGGACATATTAATATTAGTTAGATATGTCCCTATAATGCTAATACAAAAATGAATTATCTTCTTCTACGTTCAGGACGTGCAGCTCTGCGTTCACGGACTGGGTTTGCAGCCGGTTCATTGGTGTCATCATTATGTTCACCACGTCTACGAACAGTATGAGTGGGAGCGGGGGTTGGTTCTGGTTCTTCTTCCGGTTCTGGCTCCAAAGGCGTGTCTTCCGGTTTAGTATCGCTTTGTGTAACGTCATCTTCGTTGTTGCTGCTATCTTTAGCAACTTCTAACGCGTCTTCAATATCATTCAGCAAATCTTCATTTGTTTTTCCACGAGTGACACGGACATTTAGCTCATTGGCATCAATATATTCGCGAATTGCATCACGTAAGTCTTGCCCTTCTTCGCTCTTATCACCAATACCGCGTTCATTTAGTTTTTCCCAGAGGTTCCACAATGAATCCAGTTCGTTGTCTGATGGTTCCTCATTATCACCGCTGTTACGTTCTTTTTTGTCAAAAGAGAAATGGGATTTGTCATCAGGATGAAGCTCCATTTTAATCTTTTCAATAGCTTCTGTGATCTCTTTGCTGCTCATCACATCCATTTCCATTTTAGCATCGTATTGCTTCAAGAACTCAATGGTAGCCTCCATGTGGAAACGTGAGTAACGATAAATAGCTGCCGGGATACGCTGTGTTTCCAACAACGAACTGACTTCCTCTTCAGATAGAGGTTCGGCACCGGAAATTGTATCAATGTTGAATGTGTAAGTGGTTTTCTTGTTTTCCTCTTTACGAGTAATTTCTACCGGGAAAGCATCTTCCAAAGAAGAGATAGGGCACAAACATTTAGGATTTTTTTCCAGAAGTTTCTTCCATATAGCCAGTTTGCGATCCTCCAAGTCTTTGTATTGCGAATAAGACAGGATAAGTAAATGAATACCTTCTTCACGGTTGTCCAAATCTAAAATATACATGGCACGTTGAGAGTTCCATTTTAGACCACCATCAAAGCCTGAACCTTTAATCTTTTTCATCAACTTTTCATCACTGCCATACTTGTTTTCTGCAACTTGAAGATAAGTGTCAATTAGGTCTACAGATAATCCGGCATAGCTGGAATGACAGATATTTACAAAGAACTGTTTGTCTTTTTTTCCTGTTGGACGTGGGTTGTCCAGTTTCAACACCTGTGTTTTGACCGGATATTCGTACCCCTTACGTTCTAATTTGTAAGAACCGTCTGGTTGCTCGGTTGGTGCCAAGGGAAGGATACGCACAGTATAAGTTCCTGCGGAATCCATACGGAAATGTTTGGTACGTTGAAATGATTGGCTCTCATCGGTACTTTTTTTTACCGCCTCTTCATAAGTTTCTTGATTCTCCGCAAAGAGGGCATACGGATTTTTAATCATCTCTTCCATAAAATGAAAATTATTTGTTTAATTTAGAGAGGGGAAGATTCCACTGTTCGGTATAAGCTCCAGCCCAAAGTTCTTTTGCTTCTGGCATTTTGGTTTTATCTTTCAACATAACCTTAATACCCCATTCAGTGTTTACATGATGAATGATTCTCTCAATAACTTCATTCATCTCACTTGCTTTTTCATTTTTGAGGTTAAAGTATTCATACTTTTCACCTCCAGGAAGATCACAGACATGAATCGGAGCATAAATTTCCTCAAAATATCTGTATAGGGCATCTACTGGCGGGTGTGTAGGCAATTGTTCTGAAATTGTCTTCAGTACTACGCCAAATAGATACTTCAATTGCGGTAGAGATTTGTTTTTGGTATCGTCCATAATAAGAATAGTATAATCACCATCTTTCAAATTTCCAATAGCCAATTCGATCTCTTGTTTTGCTGCCTTATTGTCTTGCACAATAAGACGTGCTTGACCATGCAACATACTGTTGTTTTTCAAAGAACACTGCAAAGATAATTGTATCAATTTAACTATCAAAATAAAACCAAAAATATTTTTTGAATAAAAATATATATTATTGTATTACAGCTATATAATATGTATTTGATTATTATATTGATTATTTGTAAAAAGAGAAGTAATATCAAATAGGTTAATACCATTCTCCTTTTTAACAACTTGATACAATCTTTGGTTAGTGTTCGGATTATTAAGAGGTCCCTTGCTGGATATATATGGGCCTAATTTAATATAATGAAAGAAATCAAGTTTGATCTCTTCGGATAATTTATCTCGTCCAGAATACCAGCCAATTTTTAAATTAGGATAGTTATGATAAAGGTATTCGGCTAATTTATTTATATATGCCGGATTTGCATCACCGCCCATAAATGATATAGCTGTTATTCCTTTATTTTTGCGTATCAATTGTTGAAGTGCTTCTTTTGTTAATGATTCTCCTATATCCTGTGACAGATAAGAAGAGTGGCACCCGATGCAGGCGCATGGGCAACCACTTATATTTATTGCCAAAGTAATTTCATTAGGCAATTCTTGAAACACTATTTTTGTATCTACATATTTCATACCTGGGATTTACCATCACTATATATACGGTTTCTAGCCTCTTGTTGTCGATCACTTCCAAATGCTTTAGTTGGGCGTAAATATCCGATAACTCGTGTATATTGAGTAATATTATGGCTACCACAACAAGGGCAAGTATCAATGGGTCTTTTTATGATTTTGCCACAATCTTCACATTTACTGTTTGGTATATTAAAGGTAAAGTAATTGGTTCCATTGGCTATGGCAAAATCAATTAATTTCAGATACTGCTCTTTTGATAAATGATCTTCCAAATTAATGTGAGCTGCCGAGCCTCCATCAGTGTACTGATAGGTTTGGTGCCCATGTAATATAAATTTGTCTAGTATAGAAGTGTCATCATGGGCATTGTAAAAATATGAGTTATATAAATTCTCATCCTCTGGAACAACATATCCATCTTCTTTATCCCATTTATAATTCTTTCCTCCCAGTCCTTCTGCTGGCACAACTTCTGAATTAAACAAGAAAGGTCGTTTCCTGTCATGGATAGAATGCAGTTTATTTTGTTCTTTAATAGTGCCCAAAATGAGTTGAAGGAATTCAATATATTCCGGGTTATTACTTACCTTCATTCCCAAGAATCTAGCGGCTTCATTCAACCCATTGATGCCTATGGTGCTATATAATTTACTGATATGAATATAACCGCCATTTGAAGCGGCAAACATTCCTTTGTCTTCAAGGTCGTATAGCATTGTCTTGAAAGCAATATGATACTTATAGACTCTTTCCAAAATCCTAGTTACATAGTTCTTTAAATCATTTTCAATTACTGTTACACGTAAGGGATTACCTATAAGTTTCTTACCCTTAATTAAAGGTGTTCCATTTAATGTGTGGGTCAATGCCCAATCTTGAACGATTCTGTTGATATTCAAAGTAATCACATTACAACTCCCTGTCATAACACCGGTCAAGCCAGAAGTGGGGCTAAAGGTATTTTCTGCCAATTCATTTCTAAGCCTACAGCATGATGCAAGGCTGTCTGCACTATCGGAAATATAAGTAAAGAACGAGTGTCCTTCTGCATACATTTCGGCACAAAGTTGTTTGTAATTTAGGTCGATTATATCATCGCCATTGTGAACCATCGCAAAAGTTTCTACCGGAAAGGTTAATACTTGCTTTAAACGTATTTGATTAAACCATTTCATAAACATACGTTGCAATGTATCAATAGCTATCCATTCAGGCTTACTTCCATCCGGATAACAAAATTCTCCAAAGAGAGATGTGAAATATGTATGGTCATAATAAGAAATATTTGTAAATGGGCTTTGGTAGCTACGATTTCCGGCTGGTTGGTTAACACCCCACACAAACTGTTTGAACGCTTTCAGGATATTATCACGTACTGTTCTTTTAATTAAGCAATGTGGTGAGGAAGCCTCGCAATCCAGTTTTTCATACCATTTATCTCCAAACTCTTTAACTACATAATAATTTAATGCAATGAAATATTCACCTACGGCTACCGCTCCTTTACATTGGGAAGAAAGTAAGAATATCAAGTTGGTTATTTGCCCACTAAACGACTGTAAATCGTTAGGCTCTGAAGGAGTAACACCATCAATATTGCCTACGCCTTCTGTTAGTAATGGATATAAACTAACTGCCATACAATATTGTTTTAATACTGGCGTAGATGCTTCATCATGTGTATAAATAATATGATTATCAAGATCTGTTTCGTATTGCTTTGCTACTTCTGGAAAGAGAATATTCAACTCATCTTTCATACGTTGACGTTGGATAATCCGATTAGTAGTTTTATATACTTCACCTTCCAAGTTAGCTACATTTTTCATAGTTACATTAGCATTCCCATCGGTTTCTGATGAAGAAGCTGCATTGTCCGTTGATTGACTATATTGATTCATATAATCAATACGTTCTTTGACAAAACGCGTACTTTTACGTTGTTCACGATATAGAATAAAAGTCTTGGCTATATCATAATATCCAAATTGCATTAATGCGCGTTCTACGTAATCTTGGATGGTTTCTACAGATACGGGAACATTAGTGTAGGTAAGGCTAATTGATTTATCAACCGATTCTACAATTGCTGGATCGTATTCAACTTGTTTGCTATCAAAGGCTTTTTTTATCGCATTTCCTATTTTTTCTAGGTCAAAATCTACAATTTGACCTGTTCTTTTTTGCACTTTCATAATTATTCAGTCTTTCTATATTTTTCAACAGCTTCATGGAATTGATGAGTATTGGCATATCCGCAACATTTTAGTTCTGGACAAAAACCTCGATAAACACATGTTGGCACACACTTACTAACAAGGACCGGATCTATTTTTTTTAGTTCTTGCAACATTGATGTCCATGCTTCTCTAGTTTCTTTTGAAGCACAATTACATAAACGTACTCGTGAGATAGCCATTATTTCTTGTGCATTTGCGGTCATATCCATTTCATTTAATTCTCCTTGCAAGTGCTCTCCTCTGGGAATTTGTGAACCGGTACGGTCTGGTCGTTGAGTATGAACAAACTTTTCACAGCCTATATGATGACGAGTAAAATGTACTGTTACCCATTGAGGTATTTGCTCCCATGTCCATTCATACTCTACCAAACGAATAGGAGAATGTTCTGCCAATAACATTTTTGCTTTCCATGAGTCTGAAGGTTCTTTTTTTAATGCTGACTTTCCTACGGTTCTGCGTGCTGCATTTAAAGCACGGTTCCAAGAAGTAACCGCATTTAGTCTAGTTACTTTAATCATATTTTCCTTTATGTTAAACTTGAAATAATAGATTCTACAGTCCGTATTAGACTGGATTCATCACTTGTAAATTTAAACCATTCTGTATGTCCGTTTTTGTAGAAAGGATGAGAAACCTTTAACTTGGCAAAACTGTTAAGTATATAATACTCACAATAGCCACACTTCTCCCAAACTTTTATAATTTTAATTGTTCGTTGATCAGTGTGGCTATTATAATACAGCTTACTAATACGATTTTTTACATCCTCGCTTGTTGCTCCAATTTTATATAATCCAGTTGCTTCGCATTTTAATAGGTACAGTTTTTTAGGAGCTGGGGTAGGACATGGTAAAGGCTTGAAAAAGCGCGATACCTTGTGCATGAATTTACTGTGTTAAAAGTCAATATAAAAGATCGTGTGTATCAATTGTGATGCGAAATTACTAATTATTTTCTTATTTACAAGATTATAGATATAAAAAAGTATCTAATTTGATAATATGTATAAGTCAAATTAGATACTTTTTAAATCTTAAATGTATATAATATAATTCCTTATTTGCGTTTGTATGAATACTATATGGAGGTCTTAAACCATACTTTTTATAATCCATTAAACATCTCCAGAACTTAGCCTTTTTGAAGAATATGTCATCTGAGGCATAGCTTATTGCTTCAATCAGTTCTGGAGATGGTGCATGAATTTTTAGGAAGTCAGATACTTCCATTAATAGCTTATATTCTATAGGAACTTCATGTTTCATCAGAAACCCGATCCGTGTCTGGTCGAAGTTTTTCAGGCTGTGTCCCTTTGGTCTTCCGGGCTTTTTTTTGCGGCGTTTTGGTTTCTTTCTGCTGTTCGGAAACGTTTTCATTATGTTCATTTTTTTGAGACGATGTTGACCGAGAGCTTAAACGTTGACTCTCAATATCAACGCTAACATTAATAATCTTCATAATTTAAATAATATATGTCATTAAAAATCCGATGTATTCTGAACATCCATTATTACAATAATCAACTACACAATTACGTTGTCCGCCTTGTATTGTACAATGCCAATTTCCACGTCCTTTATTATGGGAATAACCTATTTTATATTTAGGAGGATCAATGGTGTTTGGTAATGTAAATATGGTACCACTGTGATGGGTATGTAATTCTCCTTGAATGGACACTACTTTTCCAACTTGACGGACATACAGTTTTGTTGTAATACCACAGTTCTGAACATTGATTGCAATCCATCCACTATCTTTGGGATATTCTATAGTTCTAGCTATAACATCAATTCCACCAACGAATAGTTTTCCTGTTACATATACATCATTGTTGAGAACCAAGTTTCCAATGTTATTTTTGATATATAAATCTTTATTAGAGATATTGGAATACCCCATATAACCGATTTGTTCTGAATTTTTGTCTTCCCAATTTAAACAGGTTATCAATTGATTGTCTGTCTTAGGAAGAGAGGCATTCTTTAAACTTAGGAGCGAAGAATCCGCATGGGATATTTTTACTGGTCCATAAAAAATACTAGCTTTAGATTTTCCTATGATTTCTAGTATAACAGTATTTTTTCCATCACCAATTTTGGTGTCCCGATAATAGGAGTCTCCTTCATTGTACCCTAACATATTGATATTTATACTACCGGTATCAGCTGCAACGCCTGTATTATATATATGATTACTAGCTACAACAATATTTCCTGCCTTAATAGAATTTAAAGACATTGTGACTTTTAGCGTCATACCATTGGAGTCAAGCGAAGCCAATAAAGTATCTCCAATATAAAATTGAATAGCTCCGTCCTCTGTTATAGTTACTTTGTAAACAGGCTTTCCATTTAATTGGGATTGAATACTTAATGCTCCAGAGGCATTATAGGTGATGCTAGCTTTAGCTGTTCCTGATGTTAAATTAATCCCCTTTTGGGCTGTAAGATCTTTATTTGCCGTTACTGTTCCATCAATAACAATATCCTTCTGTACAGTCTGAACTGAATTAGGGGAATCTATCATTAAAGCATATTTACCAAATAACGCTTCTTTAAGTCGAAGTGCTGTACCATCTGATGTAATACTGATAAATTGGGGTGGTGCTTCAGTTAGTACATCATTGGCTATTGGTACATTGGATGATACAGCACATCCGTATATATTTCGTCCAATTTTATCTCCGGAATCAGCATAAGACACACGTTCAACCGAGTTGTTCTCATACAAATACATAGGCCATTTAGAGACTCCAGATGTTCCTGCGCAATAACGTATTTTACCATTGATATAGACATATCCAGCACTAATACTTGTACCTGATACTTGACATCCGCTGATAATAAAGTTATCACACTCATCAAATATACTTGTAAAAGCTAATGCAAGATTCTGTAAATTCATAATATCATCAATGTAGGTGTAACGCCCACCTGTTTGTGAAGTAAACTCTTTCATTTAAGCGTATGTAACTTTAAATTTTTTTCCTGCAATACGATAACGATCTACATAATAAGTAATCATAGCTGTAAGTTCCTCTTGTGAGATTGTCTTGGTATTAATTGCAGGACAACTTACTACAAAACTTACATCACTTGTTGGCATCTTTTCATCTTTCCAACGCAATGGAGTGGTTGGGTGCCCGCTAACTTCGATTTCGCCTTCGTTATACAAAGGAAATTCGCATATATTTTTATTAGCATCTTCCCAATATATTGGTACTCCATTTATAGCACCATCTGAAATGACAATATGTTCAGAGGTGTCTAAAAAATACTTCCTAAATTTATGATTTAAAAAATATTCCATCATAATAACCTGGGAGGTCATTGCTGCTTCTATTCGTTTTTCGTCAGCCCATTCTTTCCATTTTACATTCAAAGAGTTTAACGGTTGTAAAATGGCCTGAAGAAATAATATCAGTTTTCGTCCTCCAAGATAATGAGGAACTAACTGATTTACCATACGGTCAGTATTAATACGATAACTTCTCATTCTGTTTCTAGTTTTATAACGATTGCTTCACGAAAAGTTGGAAGTTCACTTTCTGCATCTTGTTGTGTACTTTGTTTTGCATAACCGCTAGCCAAATAGCACTTCCGTTCAATTTTTGTTAATGGTCCGAGTTCATTATTGTCGTTATATTGAGCGATAAATATTCCTTGTTCTACACTAGCTTCTTGATCAACATGAACATCTGTAACATGCTCTACTTTTTGAATGGCATCTATAATTTTTTGTGAGTAGATAAGAGAATCAAACTTCATATTTACAATAAAGTCAATAAGTGCCGTATCAATATTATCATAAAGTTCCTCTTTCGTAATAGCTCCATCATAATACACGGTAACTCTGGGAACAAGCACATCACCTCTACGACTAACTACATTACACTTAACACCTGCAAATTTAATCTGATTAAGATATGCACGTGCTGCAATTAATTCCTCATCAGACAATTGGGACAAAGAACGACCTTCTCCAGAAGCAACTTTTAATATCAAAATATTATCTTTGAATTCTTCATTATAATACTCTTGATAAGATACATGTGTAATCAATCTTTTTGTTGTATCTTCAGTTGCATAATGAAATGCTGTACCTTCATCATTGATAATTAGATCATCTCCATATTGCCATTTCAACATAGCATTTGCGTAATATGCTGAAGTCCCATTAATTCGTTGGGTAAAGGTTTTAGCAATATCTGTGGTAAAAACGTCTAACAATGTTTCAAATGAGTAGATTGCAGCGGCTGTTACCCATGTGAAAGCATTGATTATTGACATCTTTGAGTCATTTGTTAGCTCTGTAAGTTCCAGGTATTTGTTTCTGGTCTCCACGGCTTCATTGTATATTTCTGTTAATGTACGGCTCATGCTATGTCTGAATTTTCATATTGATAAATCGTTCCATTTATATCAAAGCTCCATGAACCCGCTTCATTCCATGCAGTTTCATGGGTAATCACATATATCGCTTCCATACCAGTTGTAATAACATAATTGCCATTACTATCTTTAAGCGGCTCCTTATATGTTCCAGAGGGTTGTATATCTAATATAACTTTACAATCCCTTCGTTGATTATTATGCTTTGCAATATAGATTAAGTAGTCATTGATAACTGTGTCTTTTGTATAATTGATATTTCTTAACTCCAAATTAGATAAATTCATATCCTGAATGGGGGCAAGACTGGATAAACTCATGTTAGCCAGTTTCACTAAATATGTACCTTTACATAAAAATAGTCCTTGTAGAGAGAGATTGTTCTTCTCCGAAATTATCTCGTCTACCACCAGCGGCATAGTTGGCATCATTAAGCCATTAATAGAAGACAAATCCCAGGTTTTTAAATTGAAATCACCATACAATTTAATTGACCTTTCATCGGTATAATTATCGAAAAAATGCACATATTTTTGTAGAGTGGGGGATAGCGTTATAGTTTCCAAATCACTGTTGTCTCCCCAATCAACAATAAGATTTCCGTCTCCTGCCATTTGTAATGCAATAGATGCTTCTTCTGGAGATATGTACATGACGCATCGTAAGGGAGCTGTTGTGTTTTTATAATATACATGTCTCTCTCCATTTGCCGGTACAATATGTTCTGCTTGTAACGTATTTACAATACTGTCATATATAATAAATTCTTCATCCCAATATATTTCTTCACCTTCTTTTAATTGTGAGTGGAAGGATAAATCAGGATTGTTGATTAACAAATCGAATATACCTTCTATAGAACCATGTGTGTTTACTGCAACATCAAATATGTTCTGATTTCGTTTTACTTTATACACCTGCATCTGCTTCTGAAAAATCTAAGTCTAATTCCAGATCTCCTGAATAGGAATTAAAAGCGGCATTAATAATCTCCACTTTATCATCTTTGAATTCTGTTTGTAACTTTTCTGCTAATCCTGAATGACTAAGGTTGGCATGAAGATATTTAATTAAACCCACACCTGAAGTTGGATACCTATAGTTGTTGGACGGAACACATTGTAACAATAAGTTTCGGTTTTGAATATTTGCATTTATATTTACCATATCAGATATAGTATCAGCCCACAAATATGCTATTCCTTCATTTAATTGTATAAGGTAGTAATTGGGACTAATCATAATTAATTGTGAGGCATGTAAAATTCTATCATGCGCTCCAAACAGTCTAGTATGTACTTCAAACCATTCAGAATTATTAGTTGGGTTTATAACTATACGTATATTATCACCTCCATAATCTCTACCAATGCGTATTTTTATTGGTTTATAAACGGGAGTATAAGGTATTTCTATCTTTGCTCCAATTGTGTACAACTGTTTTATATCAAAACTAGAAGGAACAGTAATTTGTGCTGTAAGAAATAAATCGCTTTCCTCAATCCATTTAAATGGATATATATTTAAGGTATTACGGTTTCTTAGTACAAT